ATACCCACGATTGCAGAATTAGAGGCGCTATTCGCGGCCGATGATGCGCCCATGGTGTACCGGGCGCCCCCTAACCCTGAGCGCCTTAAAACGGCTGTGCGGGCTTTCCTGAGCGCATGGGACGACGATCTTAGCGTCCGGGAATTGTCGCCTTTCGTTGAAGAAGTGCGTCGAGCGTTGGAGGGTAGGCCGTGACTGAGTTTCACGAGCGTTGGGGGCTGACCCCATCCTATCCACGGCTGACCCGTTGCACCCGTCGTTATTGGGTTACGTATCTCGGGCGCTGTATTGACACGGCGAGGGCGACATTATGGCGGGATTCCTGATAGCCGTCGCTCTGACGGTACTCGCGTCGATATTGTTCGACGATTAACGGAGGGGGCTTTGCGCCCCCTCTCTCATTTCACCATTTGAAGGTCAGGCTTACCCTCGACCATCGCCCTGATATCGGACTTGCTACGGTCGGCCAACTCAGGCGCAACCCACAAGTGTTTCGGGGTCTGATATTCGCGGCTCATTACTCGACCGATATCTTTCCAGCCGCTCTCTCGCAGGGCGACGAATAACGTCTCACGAGACGGCTTATGGCCGTCCGTACCTGCGGCAATACCAGACAGCACCTCTGACCACGGCGAGCCTATAACGCCTTTAGCGAAGACTCCGCGACGTTGCCGCACCATGTCAGCGATAAATGCCTCGCCGCCCGACATGCCTAAATCAACCATGGCTAACTTCGCATCGGTTAACGGCGGTACGGCTCCGGGGTTGAACGCGCTAACGTCTCGCGCATCCAGATAGCCGGCCACAGCCTCAAAACCGCCTTTGCCGTACCAATCCCAGAGCCTTGCGGCCTCATCGTCCGGTAGGCGTGGCGCTACCGACCACACCACGAACCAGCGACGGTCATCAGCCGGGATCGTGATCGGCGCTCGGTCGTTGCTAAACGCCAGAACGAAGAGCCTATTGACCACATAGTACGGGTGCTGTTGTTTCTTGTTTACCAATAGCAATTCAGGCGGCGCAGCGATCACGGGTTTCAGGTTGTTTTCCATCGCCCTACGGTCATCGCCTTTTCGATAACGAATCTCATTTAGCACGATCACCTCGGACTCGTAGGTATAGCCCCACGAGCCAGCGACCTCTTCAGCCCTAGCCACGGCTATGTTCTTCAGCGAACCGCCGCCAATAGACCATAGGAAGGGCGCCCAGAGGGTATCTTTACCGCCACCCGGCAAACCCGTGTGCAGCACGGCGTGGTTGATCTTGCGCTGTGGGTTCTGGCGCTTGTACGCCATCACGTTCAGCACATGCTCGCGCTCGAAGTCGGTCGGGATCATTCGGTGCAGGTGGTTTAGCCAAAGCGATACGTCCGCGCTCTGTGCGGCTGGCCGTGAGTCCTTCCACTTGTTGACGTAACCGACCCCGGCTTTCTTCAGTAACTCGGTTTCACCCGGCGCATAGGTCAGGGCGTTGGCGACGTAACTACCCATGGCCGCCCGGTTCTCATCGAAAAACGTAGCCGCTTCAATGCGCCTAGCCTTGTTGTGTACGGAGTAGCACGGCGTACCCCGAAACAGGGCGTTAAAAGTCTGCCGGGAGTAGTCCTGATGCGTTTTTACATCGAAAAACAGGTCGCCCTCGGCAACGTAAACAAATCGTTTAAACCAGTCAGCCGGTGCCAACTGCGATACATCACCATCCGCGAGACTTTCGTATTCATCCATTGCATAACCCCACTAATCTGCTATTCTCACGGAGCATTGCTTGATTCTCCGTGTACTTCTCCTAGAGAGACTTCAGCCCCACCTCACCGTGGGGCTTTTTTTATGGACTGCCCATTCGTCGGTTAGCCGAGATGGTGCGCCATGTGTCGAGGACGATGCGCTCGGTTTCGCGCTTGTTCGCCATCTTGGCGTAGAGCGCGACAGCCGCACAATACCGTTCGTGCGACTCTTTCGTGGCGTGGTGGGTCGCGGCAATCGCTTGCCGCTCCGCCACCGTACCCTCGGCATGTGTGAAGACGGCCTCACGGGTCGCCTTCCAGCCATACTCGGCACGCTCCATCTCAGCCTTTGCCAGCGCACACGGCTCGTCTGTATCGACGAGATACCGCAGCGCTTTCTCGGCTCTTTCTTCGCTAATCATTAGAAGCCCAACGGATCGTTAAGGTCAGCCTTTGACCAGTTGTCCTCAGTCAGCCCCGCAGCAGGCGCAGGCTTCTGCGGCCTTTGCTGGCCTTCCTTCAACTGGACGCTAATGGACAAAAAATTGTTACCCGCTTTTGAGGCTTTCTTCCACGCAGACAGTTTGTACTCCGTGCCGCCCACGTTTAGGTCGCCAGTAAAGTCTGGGCGCTTTTCGTTGCCCTTCTTGTCGTTCGGGAACAGCACGCCACGATTAGTATTGTCATAGTTCACAGGGTCATCTCCTTTAGTTTAGAAACTTTAGCATCCAACTCAGCCAAAAAATCAAATACCTCTTTCTCCAAAAGGGTGATGCAGTCTGTATCCCGTGGGATACGCAGCACCAGCAGTTGTAACTCCTCGGGCATCCTCGGATCGTATGAAACCCAATCGCACCAGTCCGTACCCGTGCAGGCCATCTGCCATTGCATTTGATAAAAATATTTCTGCGGCGGGTCACGCTCAAAGAGGTATTCAATATGCGTGGCAGTTGAGGGGCACTTGATCTCGACGCAGCCATTTACGCCAACCAAACCGTCAGGGCTTGCGCCTGCCATCTCGATTGCAGGGTGGTTGATAAATCCCACCTCAGTGACAAGTTCGCCAACCTTGGCGCTGTAAGCGTCACGGGCTGCGCCTTCCTGCTCGACGCCCCACTCCATCGCTGCTGTAGAAAAACCTTCCGTTGGCTTGCCGGTTAAGCGTTCGCATACCAACTGCGCCATGTAGTTTGCGCGAGTAGCGGCATAGCCACTCTTCGTGCGTGCCACTACGTCAGACACCTTCGAGGCAGTCACCTTGCCCAGACGGGCGGTGTGCCATTCTGTTGTCCTTTGCTCCATCACACTCTCCCTAAGATTTTTTTACGGCCATCACGGGTCATGCACAACGACTGCAACTTGTTGTAGTCAAAGTCGAGCATGTCGCAAATCCAGCGCATCGACCCGGCGTCATCACGACGGGAAAAAATCCAGTGAAACGCAGCGCCTCGGCCATCGGCGTTGTCTGCGTCTTTAATCGCCTGCCACAGCACGGCAGACCACAGTCGGCGGTAGCCCGAGTCATCTGTTGATGGCCGATCTACATCGCTCGGACGTTTGGCGAGATGACTAATCATGGATATTTCTCCAATCGTAGGTGTTGAGGGGAAATAACTCGGGTGGTTTCTGAATAGTCAGAAGGTGTCGCCTTCTCCCATGCCAAGTCATGCGGCAACCAGCCAAGAATCTCCACGGCTCGTATCTCTGGCATGACGGGCTTGGCGACGAACAACACCAAGCCTTTACCGATCTGGTGTTGTCGCACAGCGGCAGTGTTACTGGTTCGCACGCGACGAACCTCGATGTTCCTGCCAACGTCAGGCCAATCCTTATAGAGTTGGTGATCGCGGGCGTCCCACACATGTGCGTGCCAATAGCGGTTGGTGTACTTGGCTACGGCCAACTCTGCTGCACACGCAGCCACCTGCGCCGTTCGGTCGTCTTCCATGCGCTTCGGGTCGTAGTGCAGGGCGTCTTGGCTATCCCACCTCGCCGAGCAGCGTCGAGCGCCGACAAGGTTTACCAAGTCATACTCCCACCGTTCTAATTCAATAATGGGATAAGTCATGCGCTCGGCACCTTGTACCAAGACAACACAATCTCAGCCGCATCCCGATGATCTTTTAGCAAGCGCAGGTCTTTGGCCTTGTTCTTCTCAAACACGCCGTTTGGATACGCACCAGCCTTACGCTCTTCGATCATCTGCTCCATCATTTCGACGGTATTGGTCAGCGACCAAGCCACGATGTATGACTCAACATCACTTACTATTTCTTTCACTAGCCTCTGCTCCTTTAGGCCGAGGCCAACTTGCTTTTCTTTTCGCTGAACAGGCTCAGATGCACCTTTCGCTCGCTTGCGTTTAGGCTTTTCCATATTCCATTTAACTCCTCGATAGTGGCTGCTAATTGCACGGCTGCTTCTACGGCAGGATCGGTAGTGGCTGCGGCGACTTCATGCGTCTGCGAGTCGGCGTCGTTATCGCCCTCGGTCGGGATGCAGAACGCTTGGAAGGCGGCGTACTTGTAAGCCGCAGACATAGCCTTGTTGCTGGCCTTGTCACCCGAGTCCATCGCCTCACCTACGGTAATGACCGTGTGCTTGCTACCGTCTTCGGCGGCTACGAAATCAAACTCTACGGTCAGCGTGACGTAAAATAGCGCAGTGCCTTGGCGGTTCTGGCGCTCGATAACCTGTCGGTCGGTTACGCGAGGCAGGATGCACAGGCCGTGCTTTGACAGCAGCGGCGAGAGCGCACAGTACACAGCGTCAATGCCACGGAAAGCGTAGCCCTGCGACTGGTTCTTACTGTCTTTGCTAATGCCGATCTTGGATAGTTCGGCGGTGACAGCGGCAATCTTCTCGTAGACCTTCATTGCGGGTTCCTCAGTTTGGCGGATGCAGCGTCAATCGCAGCAATGCACTCAGCAAACGCTTGGTGCAGTTTGAAAGCGCCTTCGGCTTCGATGCGGTTGAGTTCGTTTAAGCCTTCGATGACGTTGAAGGCGGCGTGTTCGGCGCGGCAGTGCAACTCCATGAGTCGGTCGCGTTCCTGCTCGGCCAAGATTTGATAATCGTTTTCCATGTCTTTCTCCATCGGGGCCAATCCCCGAAGTGCAGTATACTCCCGTTGACGATCATGTCAACACCTGTTACTGTGCAACCTATGACACCGAAACAACTACTGAAGATTTATGGCTCCCAGAGCGAGATCGCTCGGGCGTTGGGCGTAACCCGGCAGGCTGTGCTGCGCTGGTTTAAGGAAGACAAGATTCCTGCGTTGCGCCTGTATCAAATCCAATGCGTGCTGAAGGTCAATGAATAATCCAGTTACTAATAGCACCGACATATCGTGGGCGTCACAGGCCAACGTGCGGTATTGGGAAAGCGTCAAGCACACGCCATTTGGCAAACTGCGGTTAGCCGATGCGTACCTTGCTCGGATCGGCGTAGGCGACTGGCAGCAGCGTGCGGAGCGCACATCGTGGCTGAAGAACTACGTGGGCGACATCCTGCGGTCTTTGGACGATGCGACTGAGGCATACGGCGACCCGCACGTTCGGGGGATGGTGCGAGAGTTGTGGGGCGAACCCGGCGTGACGAAGTTGAAGGCTAGGTGCAAACCGGCATAATCGGCGTATGCGCTACGCCAAACGTCGAGACAACAACCACACCGACATCGTAGAAGCCTTACGTAAGGCCAACTTCGAGGTCATCGACTACGCCTCGGCAGGGCACGACATCCCTGACCTGTTGGCCGTCAAGCCAATGCACGACGGTATGGCGTGGATATGCTGGATAGAGGTCAAGGCCAAGGGTGGGCGGCTGTCAGAGGGGCAGAAACGTTTTCAGGGGCTATTCCAGCCAAGAGGCGAGTGGTACGAAGCCCGTGACCCGGACGACACCGTATGCGCCCTACAGGCGCTTTACTTGCAGCGCCTTAAATAATTCATTTACAATACGGCCATGAAGAACTGGCGCGTATTGAACCAAAACCTGAATCTGTTTAACGAGGCCGAGGTCAAGGCGCTCTTGGACGAGGAGATTGCCGGTCAACGGCGTTCCACGTTCCTCAAGCGCCTGCACCAGCGGTACTGCACCCTGCGTGCAAACCGCGAACGGGCTGAGATATTCAGCGCCGCCGCTAAGCCTGTGGTTGGTGTACAATTGGATAATGCAGAAGCAATGCACCAAGTGCCTTCAGGTCAAGCCACTAACTGAATTCCATCGGTTTAAGTCGTCAAAGGACGGCCATAAATCTCGTTGCAAGCCGTGCAACTCTGCTGATTCCGCGCAGTGGCAGCGGGATAACCACGACAAGTATTACGCCCGATATAAGCAGTGGGCGGAAAACAATCGAGACAAGACGCGAGCAGCCTCAAAGCGTTGGAACCAGCGTCACCGTGGCGTGGCACATAAGCGGCGAATTGAGACCGTTGGCCGCGACGTTGAGAACGCACGATCCCGCGAATGGGCTGCACGAAACCGCGACAAGGCGCGGGCGTGGAAGTCAGCGTGGAAAAAGAATAACCCTGCTGCCGTTGCGGCAATGAGTGGCAAGCGTCGGGCGGCGCTTAGAAACGCTATCCCGTTATGGGCGAATGGCGACGCAATATCGCGTATATACCAAGAGTGCCAAAACAAGCCGGGGCATCATGTGGATCACATAGTGCCCTTGATTTCCGAATTAGTGTGCGGGCTGCACTGCGAGGCCAACCTGCAAATTATTCCTGCGGTAGAAAACTACTCCAAGAACAATCGCAGGTGGCCTGATATGCCTTAAAACTTCCTACGTTTGAATTTAAGGAAATCCACTCCCTCGTCGGGGTCCCAAAACACCTTTACTAAATCTGGATGCTCTGGCGGCAAATACGGGTCGATAATCGTGACCGCGCAAGGCGAAAGGGTCATGTCTCTAAACCCCCTTTCCTTGCTGTATCTATCGTATGTCTTATACGAAGCCACTTTGCACGCGTGCATGGTAATGCCGCTATCGGGGTCTTTAAGAACGGCATACGCCGACTCGTGCTTATGGCCCGCCACTGCTACGTGGTCTCTAACGCCCATCGTTAAGGCCTTCATTGGCCCGTGCGCTGGGTTCCAAATCGACGAGCCAGAAAAGTCATGGCGAGCGTTTATACGGACTCTGGCGTCATTAGGGAACTGCAACTGGATACGGCACTCGGATGGCCTATACATCGTCCCCTGAGACTTCGTAATCCATTTAAGAGGGTCTCCGGCTCCAGCCCATAGATCGTGGTTGCCTCCGATCATGTACAGCCACGGGCACAGACCTAAAAACCATTCAGCCAGTTTCCAAGCCTGTGCGGCAGACGTGGACTGCTCTGCATACAATCGAGCAAGCCTGCCTACCCATGCGTTTGTTGAGTCGCCCACATTGGCCGCAAACAAACCCTTAGTATTGCGTACCAATAAAGCATGCTTTTCTAGCAAACCAATGTCCGTGCCGTCGTCATCAACGTGCGGATCACCGAAATGCAAGATGCCTACGGGACCGTCAATGGTGACCTTAACGGGAATAAGTTTAGAAGCCTCTTCGTGCCTTTGCTTTTGGGCAAACTGCTTTTTTCGATGGGCGACTAACTCTTCAATCGGGATGTCGTCATCAGGGAGCGGGGTAAACGAAAACCCCGGTTTTTCTACCACTTGGCGTCCGGGCTGGTAGGTGGAGTCAGGGATAACGTACCCCTTGTCCTTCATCTTTTTTAGCCGCATCTGCAAAGTCCGCTCGTTCATTTTGAACTTTGCAGCGACTATTGCCCGTATGCCGTTTGCTTCCTGTAGTGCCTTTAATATCTGATCGTCGGATGCCTTGGACTGCATTGCTTACTCCATT